GTGACTTAAGGTTGCAGCAGTGGCTGGCGTGTTGGTGTTGGCTGTCTCAACCAGCAAGGTTGGATTTGAATTGGCAAAGGCCTTGATCTGGTCAGATGACAGCTTGACAGAAGTGGCCGACTGGACCGACTCATAAAGCTCGGTGCCAACAAGCGTGGTGCCTGCAGGTAAGTCCGTGATCTTTAGGTTTGCCATTATGCGTAACCCTTGACCATCTCCAAGATGCACCAGTAGGTGTCACCAGAAGATGCGTCAGCCGTGCTAAACACAATGTCGCCAGTAACGCCAGCGCCGCCGTTGTTGGTAATACCGCCAAAAGCGCTCATGTCAAGCGTCTGAGTTGCTCCGGGAGACGACAGAAAGAACGGCACATCTGTTGAGGCGTCCCAAAACATCCTGACTTCCATGCCGTGATTAGCAATGTAGATTTTGGTGACGGTAACGCTATCGCATACTGCGCCTGTTGCACTTGCTGCTAGCGCAGAGACGTCTACCTTCAATACAGCAGACTCGCCAGTACCATCGCTGATGTTTGTAAATTTCATGATGACTAAACGCTCACCATCAATAAGCGTTTGGCTTGTGACTGCATCAGCCATATTTTTCTCCTAAAGACGGGGGCCGAAGCCCCCTGGTTAATTAGGCCTGAGTCACGCCAAGAGCGCCGACGCGGGTTGCATTCGGTCCTGCCGCAATTGCTGGCAGGGCTATTCCCATCACAAGGCGCTTGATGCCATCACAAGCAGACGATGGCAAATAAGTGCCGCGCACATCGCCAGTGGTCGTAGTAGCCGTCAACGTAGCTGCAACAGTCATAGTGCCAGCATCTTCAGCCAAGGTATTATCCCAGCCAGCGCGAGTAACGTAGCCCCGGTCAGTGATGCGCAATGGAGCGCCCAAGATGTCGGTTGTACCTACGGCCACTGTTACCACGCTGGCGCCAGAAGCAGTGACGCTAGAGATTTGGTAGAAGGCTTTCTTACCACTCACGGTTGTTGATGCCACTGTTCCTGTTGCAATCACTTCGCTCATGGCCTGACCGTAGTAGTCGTAGCCTGAAACGGTGATGTTGACCGAAGTGGGACTACCAGCGCCAGTGGTTGTAGAAACAGCACGGGGGCAGTCCAGTTGCAGCCCAGTTGCCCCGTTTACGAGGGTTGCTGATTTAACCCCGGCTCCAGCGGCAAGCGTCAAAGTCGTAGCTGTAGTAATCACAGCCGCCACGATGTTGGTTGTCAGTTTTGCTTGCGGCACAGCGTCCCAGATATAGACTCGGCCCAATGGACCAACACCTACGCTCATGGGAGACGGGTTTTGCAACAAGGCATTGCCAGAACCAATGATCGTGGCGCTTGCTACGGTTTGCGAGGCGCTTACGGTGTAAGTACCTGTACCGCCGGAACCAGTACCGAAAGCAGTGATGTAAGTTCCGTTGGTGAGGGACGTTGAGCTGTCAATGAACATACCCACAACGATTGGATCGCCAGACAGCATTGCCGTGACGGTCAACGTGGTGGTGGATATAGAGCCTGTGAAAGTAGTCGTATTGGGATAAGTGTCTGTGCCTTGATAGGCAACAGCAGTTCCCAGAAACAAGTCATCTGAAAATTGAGGCATGGTCTGCTCCTTGAAAAGTTTGACCGATATTAAAAATGAGGAGAAGGGGACCTTAGCCCCCTTCCGTTTTGGTCTTTACAGACCTGCGGTACCGTAGATGGTACGTGGATCTGTCCAACCTGGGATGTAACGCTCGGTTGCCTTGTAGCGCATAGAGTCGGTTTCGAAATCACCTTCCATGCTCTTCTCAAGCTTACGACGCATCATCATCTGCAGGCCAACTTTAGCGTCTGTCTGCACCCACCAAGCGGTAGTTGAAGTCAAACGTGACAAGTTAGCTTGGCCGCCGTCGATCATGCCCATCGAGTTGATCGGGTTGATGTCGTTGTTGCCAGTACCTGCGCGCAGGACGGACTTCAACAGCACTTCACCTTGGAACACGTTGCTAGGGCTCAACACTAACTTTTGCGGGGTCAAACGGATACGCTTACCATTGTTGTCAATGGCGTTGCGAATCTGAATGAGCATCTGCTCAAGCGATGTCTGCGACAAGTTAGCCGCTGTGGTCAACACATTGCTGAATGTGCCTGAGGCAATGGGGTGTGCGGAGTTAACCAACGACACGCCGTCACCACCTACGTACGAGCTATTAAAAGCGCGATTCAGGATGTTAGCACACAAAGTTTCTTTTGTCTCAATCAGGGACTGTGCCAAGTGTTTGGCGTAAGTCTGACCGATAGAGATGTGGTCGCCGTCTTCCACGAGGACCTTGGTCAAGGCAAAAGCCAGACCGTAGACCTTGTAGACGTAACGAGCATTGAACAGCACACCACCGGCTTGGTAAGTGACTGGCATGCCGTCAGGCAACTCAGGAGCCGCTCCGAAACCGTACAGGACGGGCTCTTCGTGGTAGTTACGTGGAATACCTTGACGCTCAGTGAAAACTTGTTTCCACTCATCAGCGCGTTGGTTATACAAGCCATCAAACTCTTCGTTTAAGATAGGCTCGACGATGGACCTAAAGTCCGTACTTCGCATTGGGACAGCCATTTTTTAGCTCCTTAGTAAGCGTTGATTGTGGCGACTTCCTGATGCTCAGAAATCTGAACCTGGACAATCGTATAAGCATCACCCCATGCATTATCGGGACCGGGGGTAATTCCGATCACGCGCATTTGGGCAGTGCCGCCTGAAGCTACAACTGAGGCTGTATCCAACACAGCAGTGCTAAGACCAATCGTGGTAGAACCAGCGGTGATCGAACCAAAGTCGTATTGGTTGCCGATGTTGCTAATGTTTACAGCGCCATTGGCTTGGATCTGATAAACGATAGCAGGGTCGCGCGTGATGTACGCGGTCACCTCGGTTGCAGGGGTGTTCGCAATGAACTTGTTGGAAACACGACGGCGACCATCGCTGTCAGTGAATTCAACACCCATGAAAGTGCCGACAAATGCATCGCCAGCAGCAGCCGGAGTTACGACACCAGTGGAAGTATTTATCTTCACAGGCTGGTATTGCAACAAGGTCACTGCAGCGTTGTCTGCCAGCGTAAAGGCTGCCGGGCGCACGAAACCACTTGCGTGGTAAACGGGCTGGAAGCCAAACGGTGTGCTAGTAGTAGACATGTTTGCTTTTCCTCATTAGAGAAATTGATGGATTAGTCGATCTCTTCAAATTTAGATCGACCAGGATTTTCACGCAATGCCGCAATACCATCACCTTCAATCACGCGCCCGCCTGCAGCTGCTGCAGCTTCCTTGATGCCGTCCAAAACTGCTGTCAGTTTCTCGTCTTCGCGGGCAGGAGCCTCATGATGAGCCTCGTGCATGAATCGCTTGTAGAGAGACAACGGCAACTTGAATGCGAGCATCTCGTTGACCCCAATAAACCCCTGCCATTCGCCTGTCTTAATGGTTACATATTCCCAGCCAGGCACGTCTTCGGCTTTAATCGGTTCATAACCCAGCCGAATCCGTTGTTGAATCGAATCGCGGGGGTTAGTTGTGGTCAACCAGCATGTGTGAAAGCCAGGGATCTTTGGTAGATCTGGCAATGCTTCATTAAAAAATTGAGATCTAAACATCTCAACACGATCATCGTCGCTAATGGCACGTTCTTCAGTCACATTGCGGTCTGTGGCTCCACGTGATTGGCGGACAAGATCAGGGGATTTTTTCAATCGTTCGTCGTTCATTTTCCTCACTCCTTTCAGCGAGTTGAATTGTTTTCACGGTCCCACTTCGCGTACTGTTTCAAGTAGCGTTGACGTAGGACGGGGTCTTCCCAAACTCCAGCATCAGTCATAGCTTGCTTTCGTTCTGGGGAGATGTATACTTCACGGCGAGAAGACTGCGGCGCCTGATCCCTGCTGGAACCAACTGGCGGACCTCTACGCTGTCCGCGGCGATCTTCATCTTGACTGTCGTCATAGTTACCGCTTCCTTTAGCCTCTGGCAATCGCTTGGCCACTCGCTTATCCAGCTCGCGCCAATATGCCTCTGTTTTTGGATTATAGCCAGATTCTACAAGCGACTGATCAATTGCTAGCACAATTTTTGAGGCTTCATCCTTGCCGTTGGGATCGTACCAGCCGTTCTTGGACACCCAGTCTTGGGCAAAGCCCGCGATGTCGGGGTCTGGACCAGGGGCCTGGTTTTGAACCTGTTGAGCTTGCTGCTGAATATTCTGGGCGGCCTCATTATGCTGATGCTTATGAATCTGGAGCTGTTGCACCTTCTTCATGGCCTCATCACGGATACGAAGGGCCTTAGCCGCATCTTCCCCGTTGCCTGCCTCAATGGCGTGAGCCATGATGCGTTCGGCTGCCCTGACTTCTGACACGGTGTCTGCAATCCTAGAATCAATACCAGAGATTGTATTGGCCGCTGTTGTCTTCTCGACTTGGAACACGCGCTTTTCGAGCGCCTCGTTCCGCTGCCTCAGGAAGTTAAGCTCGGTCTTATCGCGCTCAATCGCCTGTTTTCTACGCGCTGCGCGATCTACTTTCTCCTCGCGGCGTTTGCGTCTTATGTCCTCACGTTCCTCGTTGTCGTCTGAGAGACGCGAGTCCTCTTGGCGGTCGTCATCATCGTCTTCCTGGTCCTCACCTTGCTTGGTGGTTACAGGGACAAACTCGACTTCCTGAGGCTTACCGCCTTTTTGATCTTCATCTTCTTCGATGAGTAGTGTTTCTCCGGCCATGACCTGCTCCTTTCAGCAGTTAGATGAATGCTCTGATCGCAGTGGGATCTCCAGTAACCTTGGCAAGAATGTCTAGGTCATTGAACATCACAAATTCGATCTCCTCGTCGCCAGACTTTACAGTCCAACGATCTCCTCCGTATTTAGGTGCACGGACGTAGGCACCAACTTCACACCACGAACCTTCGGGCCACGGTTCCATAGTGTTTCGATTCTTGTAAGCTAAGCAGCCGACTGCCACAACCTTGGCGATCTGTGTATTGCTGGCTTCTGTCTTTCTTGCTTCTTCCGGGATGTAGATGCCGCCAGCCGTCTGACTCTTGGCCTTGCGGACCTGAACGATCACACGTGAACCCAAGGGCTCGTGACCACAATCGACTGCTGGGAAGGCCTCGTCCAATGAGGCGTAGTTGAAGGACATGGGGGTTTCAAGTAGCATTCGCTTCTCCGTATGCTGGGGTTAAAGATCTCGGTTTTTTATTTCTACATCGCGGACAACGCTGTTGATCAGCTGTATGGCTTTATCAAGGCCGGCGTAGACGCCTTGACGGTGACCATATTCGAAGCTGATGTCCTTGCCTTCGCCTGGACGGACTCTGATGGCCTCTTCTGCCACCTTGTCCTTTTCGGCCTTGATGACCGCGATGAATTCAGCTAGCATCTATTAGCTTTTAGCTGGGGCATCACGACCGCGCTGGCTGTTAGTGCCACCGTTGCCGCCGCCTTCGCCTGTGACCTTTTCGGTCTTCATCTTGGGCATGGTCTTGTAGTTTGCATCTGGCATGCCAGGTGTTGGTGAAGGATCGCTAGCGATCTTCTTGGCTTTTGGGTAACCTTTACCCATGGCCATCTGTTTGTGTAGGCTGATTGCTACCATAAATACTCCTTATGAGCGTGGATTGGGGTTTATTCCTGTCCCGGTTGAGACAGAAAATCTTTCGCCTGTTGCTACCTCTAAGGCGGCAAGCTGCTTGGCTGTTTGGTTGTCGGACTCGTTCATCTCGAGGCGAGCTTGTATCTGGGCACGTGTGCGTTCGTCCTCGCCTTGTTGACGAAGCTGCTCGCGTTCCAGTTCGGCTTGCAATTCTTGGATGCGTGCCTGAATCTGCATCTGCTTCTCTTGGCCGCGAGCCTGCATGTCGGCTTGCTTGAGCTGGGCGTCTTGCTGCAACTTGGCCTGGGCTGTTTGCGCAGTGGCCTGATCTTTGGCTTGCTGATTCTGCAATTGCTGCTGAGCAATCTGGATGCTTGGATCTTGCTGAGGAGGCGGTTGCATCTGTTGCAGCATTTGGATCGTCTGCTCAAGGATCTGTGGGATCTGGCCAAACGCCTCTTGGCTTTGCTTGGTAACGATCTGACTGGTCGAGGCAAGCAGCTTGTCAAGTGACTGCTTCTCTTCGTCGGTAGCATCCTTTTGAATCTCACCGATGTCGACTTCAGCAGCATCTGAGGCTTCATGGAAGATCTGCGAACCGTACCAAAGGATCATGTGTTCCTTGATGTGGTCCAAGATCATGGGAATGCAAGAGGGTCCAATGACCTTGTTGCCGCCAAACATTGGGCTAGTGATGAAGTCAAGGTGCACCTGCAAGTGTGCTAAGTGATCTTGCTCTGGGAACGCCACGATTGGACGGCGCATACAAGCTGCAATGTTCTCGTTGACCGCATTCAGCTCCAATGGCTTAGGAGCCGGCACCAACAAGTCCTTGCCTTGCGGTATCTTCAGCCGCTGCAGGAACATCTCCTCAACCTTGCGGAGGTCGTACAGCTGAGGCATCTCCTTGGCACGCTGCATGACGGCTTGTACTTGAGCAAACCGCTGGGTCTCACTGAAGATGTTGGGGTCACTGACTGGCACGACATTCATCGGTCCTTCAAAGTCCTTGCGCTTGACCATCAACTCGCCGGTCTCGTCAAACACTTCCTCTTCTTCAAGGTAGGTCTTATTCAACCTAAACAGCACTTGCAGCACACGGCCCATGGAGTCATGCAGCCTTGCGTGAATGGCTGAGAACACGGTCATGCCCTGCTCAAGGCGAGCCAAGGTCGTACCGACTGGCGTGTTGGCGTTGCTGTCAGCCAGGTCTTCAAAGGTGGTGCGAACTACGCCTTGGCCAGCATCTACCAAGAAGCCAAGCAGCTGGAACAGCACGGCACTTGGCGGGTTGTAAGGCATTGGCATCAGCATCTTGCGGATGTCGTCCTGGCCAAATGATCCTTCAATCTCCTTGACCTCGGTTGGATCCACACGGTCTGTCTGACCGCCTGTTCCTGACTTAAGCTTCAAGAGTCCAGGGAAGTTGTTGATGTGTGCTGAGTCGAGCAAGGCTCTCAAAGCACCTGTTGCACCGGCTGACAAACCACCGATCATGTGGGTCAGGCCAATGGGGTAAGCACCACGCCAAGGCACAAACGGGAACTCAACGATCCAAACCATTTCCTGCTTGGTGTCGTCTTCTTCTTCCCAGTTGCGATAGATAGACAAGACGTTCTGCGTGCCCTTGTCAATGCTGATGACGTATGGCGCCAGGCCGTAGTCATCACCAAGGTCATGGATGATGTAGCACTCGAACACTGTGCGCAAACCATCGACGTTGTAGCTATCGGCCTGACGACCTTCAATCTTGTTGTTTGCTTTTTCAGACTTAGATTCGTCTGGTGTCTGTGGACTGACAATGATGTCAACGTCCATGTACATGCCAGACTGAATGCGCTTCTGATACTCAATGCGAGTGATGTACTGCACATGAGTCTTGCGCTCAGATGAATAGAAGTTAGTGGCTGCAAACGGCAAGTAGACGTCATCGATGGCAACGAACTGAGAGACTGGACGCTTCTTGTTGGTGTCCCAGTTCAACTTCAGGTATTGACCGCCACCTAATGGAAGCTGTGTTGACAGTTGCTCAAGCTCAGACCTAAACTCGGACATCTGCTTGGTCATCTGGAAGTTCATGTACTTGGTGACACGATCTGCTTTTTGCTGCTTGTCAAGAGTTACTTCACCGATGATCTTGTCTTTGGCTGGACCGTCAGGTGGGAATATCTCTTTCATGGCCCGTGCAGAGAAGTCCACACAAGCTTGAGTCAACATCGGGTGCACGACCTTGCTGGCTCCAGTGAACGATGCGCCGCCTGGGGCATCATCACCAAGGCCTGTACGACGCAGACCTTCTTCGTATTGTTCATCGCGCTTCTTGCGGGCTTCTTTGTCTTTTTCTAAGATGTCGCAAAGCTCAGAGCCAAGGTTTGCCAGCTCCCAGCTTGGCATCGTCTCAGCCAGGTTTGCATAGAACTCTGACTCGGCAGGTGTTGGTGAGTCATCAAGCGTGACCATTGCTCCACCGTCATCCGTGTCACGGACCTTGGAGTCATCCTCAACCTCGTACATCTCGCCGTATTCTTGTTCGTTTTCAGCCATTCAATGCTCCGGTTAGATCGCGTATGGGTTCACAGGCCGAGACTTAATGTCCCGCTCAACCTTGTCTTCAACTTTCCTGGTGACTGACAGGCTATTGCGGTCAGCCAGCAATCTAAGTGCTTGGGTCGTTGAATCCACAAAGTCATCATGCTTGATTGAACCCTCACCATGGAAGCTGCACAACTGCGAGATTAAAGGATCAGCCCAAGAACGTGGGTTCCCAGGCCGTTTATCAGATTCTACAACCCAAATGAATCCGTGTGCAAATAAATGTGAGACAGCGTGCAGTCGCTGAAGCTTATCTGCGCGGCCAGGATTGTATGGATAAGCAAGGATGTCCTCACGGGCCAGCATCTGGCGCAGGCTGATGCCTGATCCCTTGTCCTCGATGATCATCAGGTCAGGCGACTTGCCACCGAACATGGACTGCTTTGGCCCAATCAAGGGCTTGATCATTGGCTTGAAGTCCTCGTCGCCGTACCTGACCACCCATTCCTTCTTGACCCGTTCGATCAGGGCCGGCAGACCCAGGTGATCTTGCCAGCAGTCGAGCAGCAGGAAGGCCGGCTTCTTCTCGTGCCTGAAGACACCCCACACCGAGCACGCAGTTGGGTCGGGGTCATGGCTCTTGCGGTCAATGGACTTCTCAGTGAACGCCGTATCCAGGCTCATGACGATGTAGTCAAGGGCAGGCAAGGCTTTGTCGGCGGGCCAGAGCTTGAACCAGCTTCGCTTGATGATGCCGGTCTCTTCGGGGTCAATAACCTCGGCATGGATCTCTTGGCGACCGAGCTGGGTTCCCTCGTACTGTGTGATCTCAGCAAGGAAAGACTTGGCAAGGTTAGCTGCATTGTCATACGTGGACCCCCTGGTGAC